GCGTCTAATCTCCTGTTCCCAAGTCCAATCACTAAATTTTTTTAAAAAACAACTAAAACATTGAATAATATTTTCAGACTGTGCTAAATATATCACATAACCATCAGTGCAAAGCCATTCAAAAGTGTCCTGACCGCCTTGTTTACGAACACATTTGTCCCTAGTTCGATACCCACCATCCTCTGTCGAGTCCCATGAGGGAGTAAACGAAAAGACCAAGAGCAGCCAAGCCAATAACAAGGACCACAATAAGTACCACAATCCCAATAACTTTTTCTCTAAATATCTTTTTATCATATATCTCCTGTTGCCTACGCTTCCGTATCTGCCCTTCCATACGTAATAGTTCATCCCACGCAGCCGTTCCGTGCGAAAACTTAATAAACTGCTGTAACTCGTATCGCTGCTCTTCAAGCTTCTTTTTTGCTGCAAAAGCCTCGAGTGCCTCTTGTTCTACCGTGCCCCCACCAAATACTTTTCGCAGCATAGTTGGATTCTTTGCTGACTTGTGTGCCGCATCTACATCACTTACAGCACCCATCCATCTCGACAGATCCTGTGTCATACTTTCAAGATCGCGGCCTGCCTGAAAGGCGCGTTTAATTCCCGAGAACGCCGTGGAAGCCGTGGCTACAGCCGCAGAAATAGTGACTGGATCGAACATAGTTTTTCCCGTAGTTTCATAAGTTTACTTCACCTTGCCGCCCTTCTTATACGCAGGAGTAGGACTCAAAAGAGTAGAAATAAACCCTAGTGGCCCAACTTTCTTTACGGCTCCTTTTCCTAAATTTATTGCTCTTTTAAATTGATTTTTACGAATCTCATCTGTTCTTTTCTTTATTAGATCGCCATACAGTTTTTTACCCGCAGGATCTGTAAGGCGTGATTGACCGCTTTTGAGATCTTTAACATCTTTTTTTAAATCTACATTTCGTTCTTTAAGACGTTTATTTTCTTTTTGTGTGCGTATTCTTTTATTACGACGGGTTCGTCTATCTCTACTTGCCTCATCCTCTCTACCAATAAACTCTTTATAGTAGTCTTTCATGCTTTTTTTCTCAGGGCTATAATCTACCATAATTACTGTCCTTTCGATTTAATAAACTCTCTTTGCATGGCTGCATCTATACGTGCGCCTGTCTGTCGTTCCTGACTCGCCAACCGCTGTTGGAATTGATCGGCACGTAATCTCTGATTCTGCGCCTCAAGATTAAGCTTCGCCTGATCATTCTGTGCATCGTTCTGTTCGGCCTGTGCTCTAAGCTGCAACTCCTTCTCCTTGAGCTGCACCAGTGGATCTGGTCCCTGACCCGAGGCCTGTTGTGATAGCTGCCTGAGCTGCTGCATACCTTGCGCTACAAACTTAGCTTTTATACTCTCCATCAACATCTCCTGCTGTTCAGGCGCCATCGGTCCCTGCTTACGCATCTCCATCATCGCCATCTCTTCGGCCTGTATTTGCACGTGCTCAATGCAATGCTTTTGTAAAGCAATAGCCATTGCCGGCATATTTCCAATCATAGGCGACGCTCCAAAGATCAAATGCGCCATAATGTGAGACTCGTGATCCTGTCCCTGAAAGGCTTTCAACACCACCATATCCATAACATCTATGTTTTCCTGTGCAGGATCTTTAGGCGTGGGCTCCTCATCAGGCACACGCTTCATAATTCTATCGGTGTCCTTAACACCTAGTGCATCATACATATCACGGTAAACCTCATACATATTGTGTAAATCAGGTGCTGCTCCTGCCAACTGTAGCTTCGTTTGCGCTAACGCAATCCTTTGTGCCTGTGAAAAAACATTCGGGTCCGATACAGGTATAACATCCACTCTATCGTCAAAATCTGTTGCCTTGACCGCACTATCCTCGCCCTCTACCGCATACGGATATTCATCAGGTAAACTCTCGCTCATCACTCTCGACAGGATCTTAAACTCAAGTCGCATGGCATAATGTAATCGCTTATGCACTGCACTCATCACCCGTGAGCCCTGTTCCAATAACGCTATAGTTGTGCCCACAGCAGCCTGCTGATTGCCGTCACCGACCTTCATATCCGTGATAGTGGCAAATCTACGTCCTGCATCAACAACAAACCCCAATAGCTGGAATAAGGTTCCGTCAGGACCTTTAAATGGCAGCGGCATTAGGCTGTCACGAATAGCCCCTCCGGGAGCGTCCACATCGCGGAACTCACCGGGCTGAAGCGGATCATCGTCATCCCTGATCCGTAGTCCACGGGCTTTGAAACCCGCAGGAAGATTAGACAACGTACCAGCGTCGATTAGCTGCCTCAGTGCCGCTGTGGCGGTTCGTGACAACCCGCCAATCGTGTGAATAAGCCCCAACCCATAGAAACCAAACCCGGGTAGAAACTTATAGTGCACAAAATACTGTATCTTGCGCTTCATATCATCATCTTCACGATAATTACGGCGTATGGACAATATCTGCCCATTATCCTGACTGATTGTCACCACATACGGCACTTTTATACCTGTGGGCTCTCCGTCATCATCTTTCTCTTCATAGCCTTCTATATCCAGATCCACATGACATTCCAGCAAAGTGCAGTCATAATCGATCTGATTAGGCGACATACCGTCAATTCTGTTGATTTCATCGGTTACAGAATCGCCCTCAGCCTGCCCCGGAAGCACCGGAATATCAAGATAAAACCCCGATATTTGCTTCTTTCTGAGCTCATTTAGCGATATTCGTAGCGTTTGTGTAATATTTGGGCACGTTTCAAGATCTGATGTCTCATATGGCACCACTAAATGCTCTGCTGGCACAAATTTTGATACTGCTCGGCCCATATTTTCGTCAAAATACACCTTTTTAAACGTAGAACCGGCCAAAGGCAGGTAAAAAAGCATCTGATCGAGCTCTGGGGTGTATTCTTCCATAACATTTGTGATGTAATAGTTCATAAATTGACGTACACGCTGCGATTGTTGCTGTTTATCGCGTGTTTCGGCGCCAACTATAGCTGTCCTAACAGGTCCAGACGCCGGAAGTAGCTCATTAAATGCTTGTGCTTGGAATTGTGTGGCTGCTTCGGCCAAAAGTGGGTGTGTTACCCCTGAAGAACCCCTAAAGGGCTGTGTTCTTTCTTCATAACTAAAGCCTAAAAGCTCCAAACCATTAGCATACGCGTCTTCCCACTCCTGACGGCTGGCTTTATTAGCATCATACTCGCTTAAAAGCTCTCCTGCTATGCGTCCCAGCTCTCTATCGGGCATTTCTTCCGCTAAATTTGCATAAAAATCATCACTTGTGCCCCTTTGATCCATCGGCTCAAAGTCCACGGTCACACCGCCATCATCTTCCGCCGTGATTTCTATGTCCATGTTCTCTGCTTCTACATCCATGTCTAGTGCAGCTATGGGCTCCATAGTGCCGGGCATCTCTATTTCAACATCAGCGGCCAGCTCCTCTGGCATGGTGTCTGTCGGTATTCCTTTTTCTATAGCCATACGTGACTCCTTTTTTCTAACCTACCATAAACGGTTGATAAGCGCCAATACCTTTTGGACCCTTAAACATATCGCGTGCCATGTCCGATAAACCGGCTACACCGCCTTCTTCCATAGGTTCAGCCGTGATTTTTGATTTGACAACTTTACTTTTAGGACGATCAATCAACATGATATGACTTATTTCTTTTTGCTCTATACCCCCATAACGTCCTCTAACGCCTCCTTCAATATCGTTTTTATACGGAATGTTTGTAAACCCGTCTTTTGCAAGTTTTTTTCTAATTTGTTTCGTAAGTTCCCTTGCGCGTTCTGTTTGCGCCCCCGCTGGATAAGTAAAAGCTCCACCAGACAGATTATCCTCTACAATATCTTTGAACTTAGGGTCTTTTAAAAATTCTTCATATAAGAAGTTCTCTAACTCAATCTCACCCCACAAACCATCCTCGGAGTTTGGATTTAAAAAAGGTTTACGCGTATCTATCTTCAAAGGGTACGTTGCTCCCGGAGCTAGTTTTTCGGGATCTTTTCCAACTGTCTCTGGATCTAAATCAGCATAGCCAAAAAACCTATCTCTGGCCGCGTTCTCTGACCCAACGTGTAGCCCTAACGTATCCGCATATTTAACAGAATAACCTTTGTTCCGTGCCTGCACCACATCCATATCAAACTTTTTTATATCGTTTGTGTTAAACTTTCCTTGACCGGGAAAAGTGTAATGATATGCCGTTATATCTTTTTCAAAATTTTCTGGCCCTTCAAATTGTTTTTGTAGCGCTATTTCTTTCTCAAATTTTTTTCTTCGTAATCTTTGAACTACAGCCTCTTGCGTTAAACCCGGTGCTTTTTCGCTCACAACTTCATAGTTTATATCTTTTGCTGCTGCATCAATAATACTTCTATAGTTAGGGCCCCCAGTAACAATAACCTTATCATAGTCACCGGACATCGTATCACGTATCTTTTTTAACTCATTAGGATCTTTTAAAAACTTATCGCGTATTTCATCTGTCATAATTTGATCGTAATTTTCAATAGGCGTGTCAGATCGTATAAGTCCGTGTTTCGCGGACAAGATAGCAACATCCACTTTTGGAGGAATACCAAATGCTTTCATCTTACTAAACAGCTGACCCGTATATCTATCCAGTGCTTTCATATCACCGACATCTGGACACTTCTTATCGCTACAAGACACAATCAATAATTGACGCCCCTTTTTAGACTCAGGGCTGAATAAGCTCGTTCCCTCTCGTAGACGCAAATTACCTCCACTCATTCCTAATCTATTAGGATCAGCTTCAATACGTTTTGCAAAATCTACAATTTTACGTCCACCTTTAGCCGCTAAATCACCCAGCCCCGGAATAAGACCAGCGATACCTGCCGCCCCCAATCCCGCTATGACATATGGATTAGGCTTTGGCTTACCTAGCTCCTCCCGTATATCTCTATAAGTAACATACTCACTAACGCCCGGTAGAGATTCAAAAGCAAACGTTCCTATGCCTTTGGCAATGTTAGCCATCCGCTCTCTAGTTTGCGGAGCTGCAAAAGGGTTAGGTGTAAGTTCTGTCATTAATAATACGCTCTTACTTGCACGTTGTTGTCATCCTCATCCCAGTCATCACTTGGCAGCTGCACAAAATTACCCTGACGATACCGCATCAAAGCTTGTGTCATACTATCCACTAGGTCATCATACTCCCCATTTGGAAAAGCTGCAACCTCCTCTATCATCTCATCCGCAAACTTTGTGTCTGGTGCGTACACCATGCCTGTCCTCTCCCTTTTCTC